GGCGAACTGTCTATGAAGATTTGCCTAAAGGATTACGTCCTATTTCTGATTTTTTATTTAAAATATCAAAGGGTAAATTAAACAAAATAAACAATATATACGCTCTGGAAGGACCGCTATATAGTAAAGAACTAGGTATTGCTGGAACAGTTGATTGTATTGCTGAATATGATGGCGAGTTAGCGATAATAGATTTTAAGACATCTAAGAAACCTAAACCAAGAAACTGGATTGAACATTATTTTGTCCAGTGTATGGCATACGGATGTATGTTGTATGAGATGACAGGAATATCAATTAAAAAACTTGTAATTATTATGGCCTGCGAAAATGGCGAGTGTGTAATTTATGAAGAACGAGACAAAGCGAAGTACATCAAACTTCTCGGAGAATACATTAACAAATTTGTTAACGATAAACTGGAGCTCTATGGAACCAAATAAAGAATTAGAAAAGGCGATAGAGAGCAAGTTTCTCACACCTCAAAAGTTTGCTATGGAAATCGAAAAGATTGTAGCAGAAGAACAATTTAATTATATTGATGCTATATGCTATTATTGCGATAGTAACAATATTGAAGTAGAATCAGTATCTAAATTGATTTCAAAACCTTTAAAGGAAAGATTAAAATGGGACGCAACTCGTCTTAATTTTATGAAAGCAACTTCTAAAGCAAAATTGCCAATATAAAATGCCAGTACAACCTTTATTTCCAGTTCCAATTTATATGTATGATAGTCATCAATATATTGATGATTATAATAATATTCAAGAAGAATTAGAGGAAGTTTGTGAAAAAATTAAGTGGGAAAAATTAGATAATAGACCAAGTGATAGTCATTTATTATCACCTGATGCTTTTTCTAATAATATTTTAAAACAATATAAATGTGAGAAATTTATTAAATTTTTAGATAATAATATAAAAGCATATATTGCTACTTTTGATAATTCAATGTATTCTGTTCCAAAAGAGTATATTATTGACTCTTCTTGGTTAACTAAGACTACTAAAGGTCAACATGCTCTTCAACATACACATGGACCCACGGATATTTCTGGTGTGTATTATATAAAAACTAATGGGGAAGACGGACCTTTATTTTTTCAAGACCCTCATACTGATAAGGTTGGAAATGTAATTATGGATCTTTGTTGTTCTGGTACTCAGTCTGAGATGCCTTTAACACAAGGATTAATTATGATGTGGCCTGGATTTATGGGACATGGAACAAGATGTAATCCTACAGATAGCACTAGAATTAGTTTATCCTTTAATATAATGTTTGCTAGAAGAGGATTTGCTATTAAAGATAATGTGGATGAAAGTGAAAGAGCTTATCCTATGAGAGAAGAGGGGTGGAAGGATCTTAAATGTTATTAAAGGAAACTATTAGATATGCTGGTGCTCAACTTCCTGTTAGTGGTGATATCCAGTATAATAAGAAAGAAATATTCAAAGCACTTGATTGGGCAAAGGAAAATGAAGTAGATCATCTTCTTACTCCAGAAGGATCACTTTCTGGATATGGACCCAAATGGACTTTTAATAAACAGGAATTATTTGATGCTTTAAAGGAAGTTGAAGATAAGCAAAAACAATCTGGTGTTTCTTTACATTTAGGAACATGTCATCAAGAGCATGAAGAGATTGGTGATGTTTTTAGAAATCAAATAAGACATTATAATGAATTTGGTAATCTATACTCTATAACAAATAAAATATGTTTGGTTGGTATAGATGCTAATACTGTTCATGGTAAACAAATTAATACTTTTAAGTTACCTTATAGAAGTGATAGAGAATATAAAGTATGTGGATTAATATGTAATGATATGTGGCAGTGGGAAGGTGAGAAAGGTTTGAATTGTAAGGTGTCGGATATTTCGCCTGATGTTATATTACATGCTACAAATGGTGTTAAACATGATCCTAATACAATATGGAAGCATTTTAGTTCTGAAGAAGTTGATTATGACAAATCTCATGTAAGAAAAGTTTTTGAAAACTATCATCGGGCATATTTAGAAATGACATCTATAATGTCTAGTTCTATAATAGTAACAGTGGATTCTTGTGTTCCTTGGGATTGGATGCCAGATGATGAAAATATATCTATTGACACATATAGGACATCATCACCATCTGGTGTAGTATCTTCTTTGGGTTGGTTAACTGAGGTTAAACCAAATGGTCGTCAATATTTTTATCATGATATTGATATTATGAATAAGGAGAGAGATTGGAAGATTGTAAACACAACAGTAAAAAATACTGTTAACAATGTTATGACTTTAAATTATGAATGAAATACAATGGAAATTTCTGAATTAGATTTGTTACATCATCGTTTACAAGCGATTTTACGTGACTATAATATGCCTGACCTTGAATATCTTGGTGAACGAAAAAGCTGGAAGTCTGGTGAAATGGTTCATTGGTATCGGGTAGGAGAGGCAGAAGTGCCTATTGATGCTATTACTGAATTTGAGACTGAAGAGGATGAAGGTGACACCGTTTGAGACTTACCAAACATACTTATCAATGAAAAGTCATTTTACTAACCCTAAGTATGACTTTGTTAAGTACGGTGGTAAATCTCGTGCTACAATGACATCATTCAATAAAAGGAAAGATAAGTATTGGTTTGAGAAAACTTCTAGGAAGTATTCAGATCAAGAGGTAATAGATTTCCTTTTATCAAATTTCGTAAACGCTACTAACCCCCAAAATTTATGGATTGGAGAAATTATCAATTCTGGCGAAAGAACATACGCAGAATGGAAAATGAGGCAACAGAGTTTGACGTATATGTTCAAGGAACAATCAGAGAACTTACTCTCAGAGAACGACTTATCGAAAGTGTTCAGTTGCTCGAAGGGTCATCCCCTGTTGTTAAAAAAGTATCTAGGTGGAGAAGTATCGTTAGAGACACTTTCTATACTGGAAAGAATTTTCTCTTTTCAGAAAAATTTTGATAAGAAACTTACCGATCCTGTATGGGAAACCGTAAGTTTAAAATTAAAGAAGTATCTTCCCTTCATAAATATTAATGTATTCCATTTTAAAAATATACTTAGGGGTATAGTAAATGAGTAACTTTTTCGATTCTGAAATAGTTCAGCGAGAGATGAGGGAAATTCATGAACTTCAAACTATAGTGTATAATGCTTCACAAGATTATGTTTCATTGTCTCGTGAAGAGAAAATAGAACACATTGAAAATCTAACTGAATTGTTAGATATGCAGAGGGTGATGTATACAAGGTTATCCTTGTCTGAAGATCCCAATGCTAAGAAGATGAAAGCTGAATTGGAGAAATCAGTTATCGTGTTGGGTTTTCCTGCAGGAACTGATATATCCGTATTATTCAGTGGTATGTCTCAAACAATCGAATCTCTTAAACAGAGTATTGACGATTGATTGAATTTTTGTTATAATAAAATCAAATCCAATTTAATCCAAATTAATCCGAGGAAATCTAATGTCGTTTGCTAAACTTAAAAAGCAATCAAAACTAGGCTCTCTTACACAAAAACTTGTGAAAGAAGTCGAAAAAATGAATAACAATGGTAGCAATACTGATGACCGTCTATGGAAACTAGAAGTAGACAAAGGTGGTAATGGTTATGCTGTTATTCGTTTCCTACCTGCACCAGATGGTGAAGATCTACCTTGGGCAAAGGTATACTCTCATGCATTCCAAGGACCAGGTGGATGGTACATTGAGAACAGTCTTACAACATTGGGTGATAAAGATCCAGTAGGTGAGGTAAATCGTAGGCTGTGGAACGATGGATCAGAAGAAGGCAAGGACATTGCACGTAGACAGAAGCGTAAGCTATCATACTACAGCAACATCCAAGTCATCAAGGATCCAAAGCACCCTGAGAATGAGGGTAAAGTATTCTTGTACAAGTATGGCAAGAAGATTCATGACAAAGTTCTTGCAGCAATGCAACCTGAGTTCCAAGATGAGACACCAGTAAATGTGTTTGATCTTTGGGAAGGTGCTAACTTCAAGTTAAAGATCAAAAAGGTCGCAGGTTTCTGGAACTATGACAGCAGTGAGTTTGATAGTGTTAGTGCTTTGTCTTCAGATGATACTGAACTTGAAGCAACATGGAAGTCAGAGCACTCGCTGGAAGCGTTCACAGCAGCAGATCAGTTCAAATCATACGAAGACCTAGAGAAGAGGTTACAACTTGTTCTAGGGTCTTCTCCACGTGCTACAGTACCATCTGTAGATAGTGAGGAGTATGAACCAGTCGCTGCTGCACCACAGTCAGACTTTCGTGCTAAGATGAGTGCTCCTCCTGTTAAGAAGGAAGCAGTTGTTGAAGATGACGATGCACTATCATACTTTGCATCACTAGCATCTGATGACTAATACAGTTGACCTCTGGGTCAACTATAAAAAAGTTCTTGATGATGTTTTCCCTGAGTTTAAATTTGATTCACGGTGGTGTGAATGGAAAGGTAAAGGTGATCTGACATTAACAGCAGACATCTTTACTGCTCCTCATTTTATAAAGTCAAGACGAGTAGATATCTACAATGAAAAATCAGATATCTATAACAATGTAATCTATCCTAAGACAGGGAGTAACCTTCCCTGTTTCGGGATGGATCTCATGGGTTTCTTTGAGAAGAAAGTTATCATAGTATTTGATTTTCAACATCCAGTTGAGAATCATTTGTTTTCTCTACCTACTTTACCTAAAGCAGAGAGAGACTACAGGTTCTTTGAGATGGGCAACCATTTTTCAGAGAACATTTTTGTTAGGTACTGTGAGTTTGATCAGGTTGATACATACTTACCAACCTTCAGATATTATCTGAATCTCTACCGAGAGATGATAGATGAAGCACAACCAACAGGTGAAGACACATCATTCTACAAAGACTTTGATACATATATGAAAAAACTAGATCCTATCCTTGGATACATGTCTAGTAGATTCGGTGCTGATAATGCTGACCGAATGATGAACGAGTTCTTTTTCCCTTATGCAGAATGAGAAAGGAAACAGCAGGTGAAGTCATAGGTAATCCACTATGGTTCACTCCAGTGATGTTACTAGCAGTACTATTACTGATAGAGGGTCTTCATACCTCTGCTCACTTACACCAAGAGTTAGATGTACATGGTATCTGTAGGCAGAACAAAGAGTACATTGAGAGTAAAGAAGATTATGATTACTGAAAAATGAAATTTCAGTTCCTCAATTCCCCGAAAAATTTTCGGGGTATTTTTTTGCCCAAAAGGTTTTCAACCACATTGGTATGTAAATTAGACAGAGTGCAGCACTCCAGAATGTAACGAGAAAGAATACATCAAGTGCTCTGTGATGAGAAAGTATTAAACCTAATACAACAAACAAGATCCACAACCAGTCTAAGGTTGAATGGATCTTTTGCCATGTGTCACCGAAGTCTTTGATGAGTTCCTCTCTGATCTGTGCAAAGAGTGGTGATACATGTCTCATCATAACGAAACCCTCATTAAGAAACATGAGAGTGAATCCAATATAAAATATCATACGCCAGTTTTTTTAATTCTTTTATTAATAAAGTCAGAAGATTCTGTATAGAAGTTCTTCTTCTTAAATTCGTTAACGAATTTCTTTAGGTATTGATTTCTCAGTACATATATTTCTCTCTTTTTTTCATTCTCTTCTATTTCATATTCAAAGTTTGTTACGGCCTTTGATACTGTATTACCATTAACATTTACTGTTTGAGTACCATTGAAGTATGTGAATTGAGAATCATAAAACTTTTTGTCTACTGTTAGTCCACCTTTTAATGCTAGGATATCTAATCCATCTACAGTTTGACCAGATTTTTTCTCTATTGTTTCATAGTGATGGATACCAGAGTATGCATCAACTTCTCCATACCTTTCTTCTGCTATCTTGCGTACAGTTTCTGAGTTTGAAGGGAATGAAAATTGTGGATTGATATAGTTATTTGTTAAAATTATTACCCAATCATATAAAGGACTACCATAGTATACATCTGCTATGTTTTCAATCCTTTCTCCATCTTCTACCGCATATTTGTTGTAGAAGGTAGCATAACCAAAGATATCATCACTTATTTTATACCTACGAAAAAAATTTTTTGTAACTAAATCAATAT